GTTCCCTAAGATATTTGCACCTAAAGTTGATCCTAAACCTAAACCCAAACCAAATGTAAAAGGAGGTGCAGGCGGCGCTGCTTCAACAGCAGATGATGCAGTTAAAGGTGGTGCTAAAGCCATGGCTAAAACAGTAGGTAAAGGAGTTCTTAAAAGAATTCCATTGATTGGTGCAGGCGTTGAAGGCGCCATAGATGCCAAACAAAATGAAGATAAATTCGCTAGAATAAAAGAGGCGTATGAAAATCAAACACCAATCATAGAAGACGAGACAACTGGTGAATTAAGACCTCTAACCAAAGAAGAATTTGAAGCCGCAGAACAATCAATGACTGCGAATAGGGCAGGTTCAGCTGGAAGAACTGGTGGTGCTTGGGCCGGCGCAGCTACAGGAGCAGCTGCTGGTGCAGCTATTGGTTCAGTAATACCTTTCGTAGGAACTGCAATCGGTGGTATCATAGGTGGTGTTCTTGGTGGTTTTTGGGGTGCTAGAAAGGGTGATGAGATAGCTACCAATCTTGCAAATAACACCGAAGGAGTAGAAGACCCACAAGCATATATCGACAACTTGGCTAACAACCTTCCAGACTTAGCTAATGAACAAGGAGTCAATCTTGAAACTGCAAATATAGATGTTGCAGATGCCAGTTCAATGGCTGGTGATGGTAGTGGCGGTGGTGGAAATTCAGTTGCAAGTATTGATAATTCTTCTAGAACAGATATAAACTATGAAAGTGAAGGCGATATGGATGATAGTCAATTAGCGTATTCTGGAACGGCAGCTGGTTAGTCTTTAATCCAATCTTTATTCTTTCTATCGTATTTCGTTAAATCTTTATGCATCTGAGTAGATGCGTGTGAAGGTGTTTCTTTTCTAGACTTGACTACAGGTTTCTTCTTACCAAAAATCTTCTGCCAATTATCAGCATATGATTCTTCGTTTGAGTTTCTTCTTTTAGAACCCTTTCCACCGTGCCAGTTTGACATTATCCTAATGGTCCCCAATCCTGAACTCTTCTTCTAGTAGAATGTGCCAATGCGGCTCTCTTCTTATCTAATTTCTTTTTGCGTTTGAGTGCTTGATTCTTTTGGTTCTTTAAGTCGTTTGGTTTAGTATAGTATTGTCTATCTCGACATTCTTGAATTATGCCTTTTCTATCACACGCTTTTTTGAACCTACGAAGCATTCGGTCAAATGGCTCGACCGCTTTCGATTTTGGATGTGTTCTTGGTATAACAGTTGGCATAACATTTCCTTAAAAGTGTGAAGTCGCCCCAGCGCTTACAGCAACCCGCTCTTCACCGATTATCCCGCTTGATTTTGCTGATAATCTTTCCCCTACTTCGATGCCCCCATATCCACGGCCGAAGTCTGTAGTTGCAATCAAAGGACACATTATAAACACAACTACACCCTAATCAAAAATTAGCTATCTGAAGCTAATTTTTTAAAGTAATCCATCGCATTATCTTCATCTGAATCACCTACCGATGTAGATTCCGCTGATGAGATTACAGGTTCTTCTGCTACTGTTTCAGTATTCACACCTGACCATGGCACTTCTTCCATGTCTTGTGCAACTGATTCAGCAGTAGAGTTAGCAACACCACCTGATAGTCCAAGAACTCTATCGAGTTTTGTTTTCAAGTCTTCATACGACTTGAACTGAGATGGTGAAATTATCTCTGATAAAGGATTCAATGAAGTATATATGTCATTGAGTCTATTTTCATCATCAAAAAGTGGAGATTGTGCATCGAATTCTGACTTGTCATAGTTCCAATAACCATCTACTTTTCTGATTTTGATTTTGAAGTTCGCACCTTCGCCTCTTAAGTCGAAAGGATTGATAGCGCTCTCATCTTCAAATGCAGGAGAGATTGCCTCTTTTAGCATTTCAAAGATTTTTTTACCATAACGGTACATGAACACTTTGCCTTCATTATCAGGATTTTTAGGGTCAGAAACAACATAGATGTTGCTCACATAATGAAGTCTACGCTTCTGTTTACGAGCTTGTTCTCTATTTGCTTCTATTCCAGTGTTCCACAACGAGGTGTTGTAGTCACTTACAGGGTCTTTCTTACCAATGGTAGTCAAAGACTTTTCAATATACCATCCACCTGGACCTTGGAAACCATGGTCAAAGTAAGATACCCATGGCATCTCTTCTTCTTGTGGTGTTGGTAAGAAACGAACTACTGCGTAACCGTTACCTGATTTATCAAGTTCTGGTTTCCAGTATTTATCGTCATCGTAGGTTTTTTTCTCCCCTTGAGCTGGAGAGGCAGACTCCATGGCCTGTCTAAGCTTATCTAAAGATGTTGACATTGTATTACTCCTTATATTTGTATTGCATCGTATCGCATCTTATTATAACTCGGACTCAAAGCACGCTGTGCCTAGAATCCACTTATCATCGATATTAAATCGACTTACTATATTAGTATACTCGATTATATCGAATCCGTCAATGGGGTTTTTAAAAAATAACTCCACATCTGGATACTCCTTATTTATGTGTTCCAACAACGCAATAAATTGTGCTTGTTGCGGTCTTCCCACACCTGAGTTCTCTTCTGTATAGACTGTATTGTATGTATAACAATCATCTGGTCCATATATGTTTTGTAAATCTCCGAACTGTAATGAATCATATCCTGCTAAACATATCTTCTTATGTCCATGATGAACAGCATATCCTAATGCATATATGCCAGCAAAGGTGTTCTTGAGGAGTTCATTTGTATATATAACTATGTTGTTGACATAGGAAAAAGAATATCCAATCATATAACTCCTCTGTCCTTCTCCCCTATAATTCTCTCCTTGCACTACAAACCTGTCATCGTCTGGCAATCGATTCTCAACTACTTCTCCTGGTAATCCATGTTTCATCATACCCCACATGTCCATAGGTATCTCATTCCATTCGCCCACGCAAACTTTATGTTTCTTATACCATTGGTCTGTAATCATCTCATTCTGAGGTGCTACATCTTGAACAAACAATAAGTCTGGTGTATGGTCACGATAGACCATATTCATTCCCCACCAGTTTTCAAGTGTATCTAAATCTAAGTTCTTTCTTGATGGTCCGTTTCCGACTAAGTAGAGCATAATTGTATTAGTTTCTGTTTGTAAGTATTCTTATTAAAAGATATAAAAGATTTATACTTGTTAATTTTGTTTATTGTTTCTGGATAGATTAGTGTTTCTGATATTAATTCATTCCACTTCTTACTGTATTCTGTTATCTCATCTAGAATACACATCGTTTCTAAAGATATTTTCTTTCCAAGAAATTGTTTCAGTAGATGTGGGTGTTGACCATTCTTAACTGTTAATACTTCATGAATAGTTTTCTTCTCTAGTAATTTCATTACATCTTGTTCAAATTGATATGTGAGTTTTTGATTTCTTTTCTTCCAATCTAGATATACTTTTTTAGATTCGTTATCTAGTAAATCTCCTACCCACTTATCCTTTAAAGATAAGTTCGCAACATAAAAGTCTAATAGTTCATCTTTGTATAATCTCGAAAGTTTACCAAAGTGAAATCTATCATTTCGTTTCAAGAAGGATGGTAAGTCTGCTTTGACTTTACCGTTATACTTTATAAAATCATATGACTCAGAATTAAAATGTAATTTGATTCCAAGATACAATTGATAACTATCAAATCCTTCTCGACTCGACATTACTTATCTACTATTATATTCTTTGATGGTAATTCTATTCCTGATAGATGTGTTCTATACGCCTCTGCAACTTGTTCGTTTGTCTTTGTTGTAAAAACATAACTTTGAATCTGCATTGAGGTTGGGTTCTTTTCTCCGGTTACTGCTACACCTTGTGCAAACCCCATTTGACCTTCTGGTCCTTGAACTATCATTCTTGGGTCTTCAAGACATATTATATCTCCAGATTCACTCGAAAAATCTTTCAAGTCTAACTTACCAATGTATTCACCACTTACCGTGATTACTGATATTATATCACCTTTTTTCATAATTTCTCCTACTTAGAAATAAAACTTTCTAGTGAACCACGACTTGCTTTTTCCCTATTGATAAGTTTAAGTTTCTCTGCTTCAGCAGTCAACTTCTCCTTTAAAGGAACTGAAAGTAATCGTTTTGCACCCTCTGGTTCTACTCCATTTGTTTCACATACTTTGAGTATTGCACTCATGATGTCCGTTCTATTACCTACAAGTAGTCGTTCTACTTGCTCCGTAAATTCTTTTCTACTAATCATTATTAAATTTTCCTTCCCTAAACCACAAATTGAAAGCATACTTCTCTCCTTCCCATACAGGTAAACCTGCATGTTGAGCCCATTCATCCCTTTTCATAGTTTCCGGATTTACATTATACCATACTACGATTGTTCCCATTCTAGGTTGAACATTGACTCCGTAATGACAAAATCCTGTTTCGCCACCTTTGGGAACATTTCGTAAATATCCTAAAGCAGTCAACACTCGTTGACCACCTGTTTTCACATAGTCTTCATTATAGTCTTTGTCGTTCTTATCAAAACTATCATGATGATATTCATATTGTTGGCCTTCGCCATAATGAACTACTTGAAATGGTTCTGCGTTTTCTAAAGGTATGCGAACCATTCGTGAAATTCTATCTGCTACACCATTTATAATTGGTGAAGCGTCATGTTGCAACCAAGTATTTCTACCCGACCTGCCGTCATGTTTTTGTCCTTTACCATCTTTACTCACAACTGTGGCATCTTCTAAATTCTGCCAAGAATATTTAAGTATCTCTTCGCACTCTTCTTCATTTAAGAAGTCGTGAACAATTGATACTACATTATTATCATTGTGATAAATGTTTATCATATATTGTAAAGGTTTCTATATTGTTTTCTTAATTGAACTAATTCTTCTACATGTTCATCTGGACTAGATTGAAAGATTTGAAATGTATTTAATCCTTCTATGCCAACAATTGCAGTAATACTAGGCACAGGTTTGCCTGTTAGTTCTTCTACCATAACTGCATATGCTGTCATCTGAATAAACCACTGTTTCGCCATGTAGTCTTCTTTCATTTTAGATGATGATTTGAAATCGATTATGTTTAACTCATTATCAAATAGGCCGACACAATCAACACGACCAGCCATTTGTAAGTCATTAGAATATAATGGAGCTTCGAGAGCGATAGGTATGATTTCATCAAGAACAGGTTGAACAGCCTTGAACATTCCTTCTTGTAATACATTATCAAACTCAATGTATTCTTTCTCCTTTCTAAGGTAGTCTTCAATATACTCGTGAAACTTGGTGCCTCTTGTCGTTGCTTGTTTGGTGATTTTGTTCGCCTCTTCTTCACCGACTCGTTCTCTCCATAACTTAATGTGTTCACGATTTAGTAAACCTGTCACTGTAGTGACACTAGGAAATCTAAATTCTTCTTCTTGACCTTCAGCAGTATAATATCTTCTGCCGTCTATTGTTATTGGTATTATGTCTATATGTTCTAGTTCATGAAGTTCATAAACATCCGTTTTCACTTTTGTCATTTTTTATCCCTTGCCTGTATAGCGGCATGTTTCTTTACAATCTCTCTTGTCTTAATATCTTTACCGGACGCTTTGTGCAAATGAGAACCTTTATGATTCTCACCTATCTTCGATAAAACTTCTTTAAATCCTGCATCTGTTTTTACTCTGTCGCCATGACCACCTACGATATTAGGTGCAGATACTTGTTGTTTTAGATGTGGGTTGTTTTCTTTGAATTCATCTAAGTCTTTATAAGACATGAAGTGTTCTTCAAATTCACCTGTATCATTATTTAAAAATTCGTATGTCGGCATTAATTATTCTCTATCAGATTGTCTTCAACAATCTCTTTCACTTTCTCTTCTTTATACCATAGACCACTATACATAGATGTGGTGCCATCATTCCATTCTACAATATATCTTTTATATCCGAAAGGCCTTTCTGAAAAGATTCTTACATCTCCGTAATTCTTTACTAATAATCTCATAACATGAATTGTGGGACATCACGATTAGTCCAAACTGCAAAATCTCTCTTGTATTGCTTATAGTATTTATGATACGCATCGATACTGCTTTCTGACTTAACATCATCTGGCATTGCCTGTGGTGGTTCTCGCCAATCACCTAACTCTAAGTTTCTTGGAATCTCATCAAGAACAACTCGTAGTTTAGTATCTGTCATATGAACCTTACCATATCTAAATTTGTATTCATCGCACAATGCAACAA